GCCAAGGGCAAGGATCTGCCTCTAATTATGGCGAACGATGCAGCCGATTGGTGGGCCGCTGATCAGCACCGTACTTGGATTGTCGGCCACGTCCATCACCGCGACGTCAAAGAATACACCGGCTGCACGGTCGAATATATGCGGACGCTCGCGGCGACTGACGCCTGGCACCACGGTTCAGGATATCGTTCGAAACGTGATATGCAGGCGATCACCTACCACAAGATCGACGGCGAGGTAGAGCGGGCCACATGCAGCTTGGCACGAATTAACCGGATGGCAACGGAGATGGCACAATGAACGACGCGAAACTGATTGCGGAACTGGTTAAGGATGAGGGCCTGCGCCTGAAGCCTTACAAATGCACCGCCGGAAAGACCACGATTGGCGTTGGGCGTAATCTTGATGACGTCGGGATTTCGAAGGACGAGGCTTACACGCTGCTGGCATCTGATATCGCTCGCGTTAAAAAGGAATGTGCGCGTCAACCGTGGTGGTTAGCCGTCGAGGAAGACGACGTAAGATCCCGCGTGATGCTGAATATGTGTTTTAACCTTGGAATCCGCCGCCTATCGGGATTTAAGAACACGCTCGACGCGGTACAGGATCAGCGTTGGAACGACGCGGCGGCTGGTATGCGAGCGAGCATGTGGGCAAAACAGGTTGGCGGTCGTGCCGAACGTTTGGCGAAGATGATGGAGTCGGGCAATGATTAAATATATTCGTGATCGTTTGAACGAGCGGTCGACCTGGATGCTGATCAGCGGCGGGATTGTCACGGCTGCGGCTCTTGAGGTGCCGTGGTCCTACATAGCTGCGGTCGTGGGCGTTGTCGCGGCGCTGGTGCCTGATGGCGGTGTATCATGATCCCGCTGCCGTATGTTTTAGGGGCGCTGGTTGCTGTTTTTGTGCTGGGCTGTTTCAACGGATACGCGATCCGCGACGGTGCGGCTAAAAACGCAGCGGTTAAGGCGTATAAGGCCCAGATGGTCGTACAGGAGCGATTAAACAATGTATCGACACTATATGAAGCCGAGCGCGAACGGGCGTCACGGGTTGCCACAGAGCGAACAAACACGGTGCGGGAAATTTACCGCGATGTTACCGTTCCTGCTGAGTGCGCTTTGCCTGATGTTAGTTACGGGCTGCTCGTCGATTCCGTCCGCGATTATAATGCCGCCGCCGAATATGGCGACGTCGTGTCCACCGTTACCGGAACCGGCAAGGATTGATCCGGAGCGGTTGATATGGGAGCTTTCGATAGTGAGCGCCTATAACGACTGTGCGACACGGCACCGGCTGACGGTCGAGGCTTGGCGGGCGTTAGATAAAAAACCCCGTCGCGGATCAAATCAACGCGACGGGGTTAGGTAGTGCGGGCCGGGAGGAAACCCGCCCTTAGTGATTAGCATTTAGTCGGCGGTTTGTCTAGATTCCCATTGTTCAACGTCAATCAGGCGATAGAACACGGTTTTGCCAATCTTAATATGTGGCGGGCCGTAATTCAGGGATCGCCAGTTAGCAAGGGTGCGAACCGTTGGCGTTCCGTGATATCGCTCTGACAATTCTGCGGGCGTAAGGATATCCATTAGAACATCGCCTCCAAATCTTCGGCGGGATCGTCTGTTAGCTCAGACTCGATTACCAAGCTGGAAGCAATATCCTTCAGCGCGTCCAGATAATCCTTACCCAAGCGGTTTTGCATGTCTCGCGGCGTTGACTGCCATGCTTCCTTCAGGGCGTCTAAACCCTGTTTAGCTGCGGCGTTTAGGATCTGTTCGTGATCCGGTTCGTTTTCGATCACCGCCGATTCAAGATTTAGGCGTTCAATCACGCTTGGGCGCGGCGTCACGTCACGCGGCTGTAAATCCTGCGCTTCCTCAATCACTAACATCCCGCTGGTTGCGCCAGGGCAAACGGTGCGGACGCCTTCGGAAACAACGCGAGACCGCAGCATCTGGCGCGGGTACTTTTTCCACATCGGGTTATTGATCCCGGCCTTAGATGCGCGGGCCATATCCCAAGATATCCGAACCGTGCCGCCGCTGGGATGCGAGAACGTCGCGTCTGCCTTGGTGTCGTCCAGACCGTGCCATTCGACCGAACCGCCGCTGGCGATAAAATCTCGCAGCATGGATTCAGCCTTTTTGGCGGGCCGACCGTTGATGATGTGGTAATCCTGCGCCGCGCTCGCCGGGTGGCGTCCCTCGGATTGCGCGATCAAGCATAAGGCCAGAGCCTCTTCTGGCGTCTTCACACCGAACAGTTTTGACGCGGAGAAGGCGCGGGCCATGCGTTCCAGATCGGGAATCTGGTGGGTGGTGGGAAGGTTCATGGATTTTCTTTCGATGCTAAATAGGTGGAAATTTCTGTATAATCAGCAATCCTCTTTAGGCTGATTGCGATTGAGCATAAAAAAAGACCCTCCTGTTCGTGATGTTGGATTTCTGTAGCCTTTGGCTCTAATTCATCGTCAAGATAATGGGGATATCGTGCGCTCATTTTTAGATCCTCTCAAGCAAACGGGTTAATAGCGACGGCTTCGGCGTCCAAGCCATGCGGTCAAACGATGTGTCGCGCTGCACAATTCCAAAACGGGTTTGGAAAAACACGGCGGATTTTTCGACGCCAAGACAGCGACCGATCATTCCGGTGTTAGCAAAGATGAATACATAATATTTACCGATTTCAGGCTGCATCGGAGTCTCCCTTCTTGGCCCAGCGCGGCAAACCCAGTGGCTGCAACTGCTGGGAATATCCCGGCCATTTATCTTTATTGAGGCAGTCGGCATACAGCCGCAAAGCCTTGCGATATTCCGCACGACCGGCTTCGATCATTTCACCATCTGCAAAATAATATGCGCTTGCCCACGGTGCTGTTTTCTCATGGGCGAGAAACATAAACGCTTCAGGCTGTTCGCCCCATGCCGCCGCCATGCCGTCCATATAGAACGCGGCTTGCAAGTGATACTGATAATTATAAGCCGATTTCATAAACGCTTCGGCGCTCGCGTCTTCGGTTGACTTCACGTCAACAATTGCGCCAGGCATCAACCAGTCTGGGCGGCACTTACAAAGAACCTCGGTTTCTGGGTCAATCCAAAAAACGGATTGTTCTGCCTTGCCTTCAGCGAAAATCGCTTGCGCCAATGGATGTTCGCGGCAGGACTGCTGGACCTTCAAAGCCGCTGCGTAATCGTCCGAACTGATCAGGGTGGCGTTCTGTTCAGTCGAAATGCCGAGGGCGACTTCGTACAATAGTTTACCCTCCTTGGTCCGCCGATCAACGTCGGGCGCAGGGTGGAAACGCTCTGCAAACGTCGCAGGTTCCAGAACCGCCGCGTGAATAGCTGTGCCAAGGATCATGGCTGGCGTTGTCTTACGCGGCTCGCGCTTCGGGTCGAGATAGGCTGACCAATAATGAAGAGGCGAGCGTTCCGCAAACAGCTTCAAGCCGCTGGCGCTAATGCCGGGGCCTGCGTGATAATCCCCATTAAGGATATCGGGATAGATTCCAGGTTTCATGTTTTGTCCCTCCAAGACCCCTATTGAATACCGCCGCGTCCCGTGGGTGTCAAATAGAACTTGCAAAATAATTTCGGGCGGGTAGTTTGTGGGGCCACTGGGAGGTGATCAGATGAAAGTTTTAGTCGCGTGTGAATATAGCGGAACGGTTCGGGATGCGTTCCGAGCGTTGGGCCACGATGCGGTTTCGTGTGATTTGTTGCCGACCGATAAGCCGGGGCCGCATTATCAAGGCGATGTGTTTGACATAATAAACGATGGTTGGGATCTGATGATTGCCCACCCACCTTGCACCTATCTTTGTTCGTCCGGTTTGCATTGGAACAAGCGCCAGCCGGAACGCGCACAGAAAACGGCTGACGCGCTTGCATTTGTTGAAGCCCTAATGAATACCGGCATACTTCGCATAGCCATAGAAAACCCTATTGGACGCATTGGAACCGCCATCCGCAAGGCCGATCAGATCATCCAGCCCTATCAATTTGGTCACGATGCGAGCAAACAAACAGCCCTATGGCTCAATGGTCTGCCCCTGCTAACACCAACGCAACCTGTCGCGCCACGTATGGTCAACGGTAAACCGCGATGGGCCAATCAGACAGACAGCGGACAGAATCGCCTATCGCCATCACCCGACCGTTGGAAAATCCGCAGCAACACATATCAGGGTATTGCCGACGCGATGGCCGATCAATGGGGCGGCTTATGACGTTCACATTACGAGACTACCAAACCGACTTAATCAATCAAGCCCGAACCGCGATAGCCGGAAAACAAAACACGGTTCTGATGGTCGCACCGACCGGAGCCGGTAAAACTGCGCTTGCCGCCTATATGCTTGGCACCGCAGCCGCGAGGGGCAATCGTGCATGGTTTATCGTCCATCGCCGGGAACTGATCACGCAATCATCCCGCACGTTTGAGAAAGTCGGCATCGCCCACGGGATCATCGCCGCAGGGTTCACGTCAGATCGACGGGCGCTGGTCCAGATCGCGGGAATCCAGACGCTGAAAAATCGGCTGCGGGATACGCCACCGCCGTCGCTGATTATCTGGGATGAGTGCCACCA